ATCCGCAGCCGCTGCCATGTGGCCAACGCTCCCTTCCTCAACCAGGCAATAGGAAACCATAACTCATGGCTACCATCGGCAACGTCGCGCTGACGTACGCAGACTGGGCCAAGCGGCTTGATGACGGATACAAGGTCGCCCGTATCATCGAGCTCCTTTCCCAGACGAACGAAATCCTCGAGGACATGATGGTCGTCGAGGGGAACCTCCCAACCGGGCACAAGACCACCGTCCGAACTGGCCTGCCCCAGGCCACTTGGCGCCTGCTCAATCAAGGTGTGCCGAATGCAAAAAGCACCACGGCTCAGATTGTGGATACGTGCGGTAATCTTGAGACGTATTCGGTTATTGACAAGGACATCGCGGATCTCAACGGCAACACCGCCGAGTTCCGGCTCTCCGAAGTCAAGGCCTTCCTTGAAGGTATGTCCCAGCAGATCGCCGCGACAATGATCTACGGGAACCAGTTCGTGAACCCAGAGCGGTTCACCGGGCTGTCCCCTCGATACTCCACTAAGACCACCGCCAGTTCCCAAACCGCCAACAACGTCCTCGATGGCGGCGGCGCAGCCTCGACCAACACCTCGATCTGGCTCAAGGTCTGGGGCGACGATACCGCCCACGCAACCTTCCCCAAGGGCAAGATCACCGGCCTCCAGCACCGTGACATGGGTGAGTGGCCGGTAACCGATGCCTCGGGCAACACCTATCAAGCCTACCGCGATCACTTTAAATGGGAGATCGGTTACGTCCTCCGCGACTGGCGCTATATCGTCCGTATCGCGAACATCGACATCACCCAGCTCACCGGCGTGTCCGCAGCGAACCTTATCAATCTCCTGGTCCGGGCCATCTACAAACTCCCGACCCAGCCCGTTTCAGCCGGTACCATCCAGACCTCCGACACTCCCGAGGTTCGCGCAAATATGGGTCGCAGTGTCATCTATTGCAACCGTGTCGTCCGAACCTACCTCGACCTTCAGGCTATGAACAAAACCAACGTCCTCCTCCGCATCGAGGAGTTCGATGGCAAACCCGTCACCACCTTCCGCGGCATCCCGATTCGAACCTGTGACGCCATCCTCAACAACGAAACCGCGCTCACTTAAGGGAGGCATGTACCATGATCCTCGACGCACTCCTTGCCTTCGACACCGGGTCTCTCATCACGGCGTCAGGCACCACCCAAGACTCCGCAAACATCATCGACCTTGGCAACCTTGGTTTGCCAACCACCTCCGCGACTATCCTTGGCGTAGGCCAAGCTCGCGATATCGGCATCGGCGACGATCCAGCCCTCAAGCTCCTGGTCCAGGTCATCACCGCTGCCACCACTGGCACCTCGATGACTGTCACCCTCGAGGGCGCCATCGACACTGCCGCTGGCGTCCCCTCCACCTTCTCCGTCTGGTGGGTTTCCCCAGCCTATACCACCGCCCAGCTTGTCGTTGGCGCTCGCCTGATGGACATGGATATGCCTCGTCCACCCGCTGGCGTTGCCGTCCCGCGCTTCCTTAAGCTGGTCTACACCACCGTCTCCACCTGCAACCCGACCATCGCAGCCTACATCGTCCTTGACCGTCACGATCAAATGTACCAATCCACCAAGAACGCGGTCCTCGGCGGCTACCCTGCTGGTATCACGGTGGCGAACTAACATGAAGAAACTTCTCCTTGCCCTTGTTGCTTCCCTCGCGTTTGCGGGGGCGGCCCAAGCTCAGGTCTCCTGCGTTGGCGTTGGTGGCGTTAACAACGTCCCACAAGTCGGCGTCACCTGTGTTCAGGAACCCTCCGTCGCTACCTACGCTGCTACCGGCGTAGGTATCATCCCTGCTGCTTCTGCCACTGACATCGCCTGTATCGCAGGCTCTGCTACTCGTGTGATCCGTGTTCAATCGGTCCGCGTCAGCGGCTCCGGCACAGCTATCTCCATCCCTGTGCTGATCAAGAAGAACGCCTCCGCCGATACCGGTGGCACCCCCGGCACCAACGCTGTCCTCCCTGTAGCCTACGCTTTGGACAGTACCAACCCAACCTCCACCGCAACCCTCGTCTCCTACACGGCCAACCCTACCATCCCTGACTCTGCCCCCGGCATTATCAGCAGTGCCAACCTTGGCTTGGTCGCAACCACCGTTGGTGCGGCGGTAACCCCCTACGTCCTGTTCGACTATGCCGAACGGACCTTCTCGGAAGCCCCAACTCTACGTGGTGCAGCGCAGCAGATCTGCGTGAACCTCAACGCCACTTCACCCACTGCTCTTCTCAACGTAACATTCCGCTGGACGGAGGCACCACAATGAAGAATCTCTTTCTCCCCTCGGCTGTGATCCTGGCTCTTGGTCTGGCCCTCACCTATGCCCAGAACATCAACAAAGCAGTCCAACTCTCTCAGGACCCAACCGGTCTTATCGGCTACGACACCTCTAATAACATCTACCTCCCTAACCACCTCCTCACTACAACCCGAGGTGGGCCACCCCCGACGGTGGCGGCAGCCAACTGCGGTACGACCTCCCCTTCTGTTGTCGGCACCGACTTCGCTGGTGTCATCACCGTTGGCACCTCCGCCACCACCTCTTGCGTACTCACTTTTGGCACGCCCTTCGTCACCGCTCCGGTCTGTCTCCTGACCCCGAAGTCCGCAATCCTTGCGGCCCTCTCCTATGCCACTGCCACTACCACCCTAACCATCACCCAAACCTCGACCGCTAACAACACCATCGCCTATATGTGCGTTAGCTCGAGCTAGGAGACTCAAATGCAAAAGCTTTGGCTGGCGCTATTCTCCGCGCTCCTGGGCCTAGCGCCAGCCCAGGCTCAGAACTTCACCATGCCCCCACCTGCGGGCGTAACTGTTGGTGGCTTCGTCGTTGTCCCTACCTGCGCAGCACAATCCCTCGCTGCCACGCAGGGCTTCGGCACGATGGATGAAACTGGTGCCCTTTGCGTTAACGCAACCGTCTCGGCCACCGCAACCATCTCCGGCTTTCCCACCGTTCAGTCTACCGGAACGCCGATCTCCGTTAGCACCGTCAGCGCTACTGGTACCCTCCCTTCCGGTACCGTTGTCGTTGCTTCGAATGTCGGCGCGACCAATGGCGCCTACTGTAAACTAGGCGCATCAGCAACAACCTCGGACCAGCTTATTCCTCCCAATAGCTGGTTCGCTTTTACCGTCGGTGCCAATACCCAACTCTCCTGTATCACCTCGACCTCGACCACGACCGTCAATATGGTTGGTGGCTCGGGCATCGCCACTGGCTCTGGTGGAGGTGGAGGAGGCGGCGGAGGTGGTTCTGTGACACAAGGCACCTCCCCTTGGGTCGTAGGCCAAGCCACTGGCTCCAATCTCCACGCTGTTATTGACACTGGCTCGACCACGGCCGTCACGCAGGCCACGGCATCCAATCTCAACGCGCAGGTCGTTGGCCCTGGCGCCACTGGTGCCGCGCTTGTCGGCAATCCCGTCCGAGTTGCCATGAGCGATGGTACCAACACGCAGAACTGGCTGTCCGCTTTAGCGCTGGCCGATGGCGTTAACGGCAACAACACCGGCGCCGTGGCCTCTTGGCTGTTCAACGGCACCACCTGGGACCGCGCCTCTGGCACCACTAAGGGCGCCTACGGAATCATCCGCGATGCTGCTGGCAACGCCCGTGGCGCCAACGTCAACTCGAGCAACGAGCTTGCGGTCACCTGTGGCAATTGCTCTGGCTCCGGCGTCAGCGTGGTGGATGCGGCAGCGTGGACTGCTGGGATGTCTGTCTTTGTCCCCAGTGGTGGCGTGTTTAATGATTCTGCTACGCTCACCACCGGACAGGAAGGCACTGCGCGTCTCACCACCAAGCGCGCCCAGATCATCGATGTTGACACAACCGGCAATGCTCTCTATTCCGCCATCACCGGGCCCATTCCCGCTGGTACGAATATCATTGGCAACGTCCGCATCGACCAGACCACCCCTGGTACCACCAACGGCGTGTCGGTGACCAACGCGAACAGCAATGGCCAAGCCGCGATGTCGGCTAGCTCCCCGGTCGTGCTCGCCAATAATCAGACCGCCGCCGATCCCTGCATGTTCGCGGCCAAGACCAATGTTCCAATATCCATGACCGGAACTACGACAATCAAGCTCGTGTCACTTGCTAGCTCTCAGAAGATTTACATCTGCTCCCTCCATCTGATCGCTTCGGCCGCCACGATATGGTCGATCGCAGATGGCACTAAGGCATCAACCGAGTGCGATACCGCCGCCGAAGCAGTCATCGGCGCCACCACCGCAACACACGGACTTTCCCTTGCTGCGAACGGTGGTGAAACCCAAGGCAGTGGAGCTGGGACTATAGCTCTGACGAACACAGCAGCCCACGATCTCTGCCTGTTCCAGTCTGGTTCGGGCGATCTGTCCGGCAACATCACATACGTTCAAAGAGTGCCATGATCTATCGCATCGTATCCATAACCCTGTTCTGTCTTGGGCTCTTCTGTCTTGCACAGGCGCAAGTCCCCATGACAGGTGCGGGGAAAGGCGCTCCCGGTGGAGGCGGTGGCGGCAGCTATATCGGTCCCGGTGATCTTGGGATTACAACCCCGTTGGCATGGAGTGGTTTGCGCGCCTTTAGTTCAGCAACGCGAGGCAACGCAGCCATCAATGTCTGCAACGTAGCCGACGTCGCATGCGCAGACATGATTAGCGATGCGACAACCGGCGCTCTTGTCATTACTACGATTGGTGGTTCAGACTGCTCCATAGTCGTTTGCACGGTCAAGAAAATCTACGACCAGACAGCGGGTGGAAACTGTACTGGTTCTTGCGATCTTGTCCAGAACACGATAGCCAGCAGAGCTACTCTAACAGTCAGCTGCTCGGGGCTGACATCTAGTCCATGTCTCACCTTCAATGGCACAAGCGCCGTCTATCAGTCTCCGTTAAGTTTTACAGGTCCCTCTCAGCCATATGTCTTTAACTATGTTTTCAACCACACATTTACAGCTGCGCGGCAGGACCTCGGTCCTTCGGTGGGGGTTAATTTGAGTGGTGCGGCCAATGAAGTGTTTTGTGTCTTCGGTAGCTTCGATCAGTTAGCTTCCGGTAGCGGGCTAGACGGGAATTGGGGTTCTCTGTCAGTCCTCGGGAACAGCACCTCGTCAGACATCCACATCAACAGCACCGCTCCCAACATCGTAGACTGCGGCAACGGCACTCTCACGACGCAATTCCAGCTTGGGGGCGCAAGCAGCTTTTTGAATGGGTCTGTTGTGGAAGTAGGTGCTTGGAACGACGGGCCAAGCTCAAGCACTATGGACACGCTGAGTGCGAACGCACATACCTTCTGGGGTTTCTGATGATCGACCTGCGAGTACGGTACCGTCGTCTAATATCTATCGCCGCATTGATCGTCCTCGTTTCCGGGATGGCCTATGCTCAGGTCTTCAATATCTTCAACGCTGGCGCCATCAACTACACAGGCCTGGTCGCCACCCGGGGCAAACTCCTGGCATCATACGACACCTCAAACAACCAAATGATGGCTCGGTCGTTTCACTACACCCGCACCGCAGTAACTAGCCTTCAAGTCCGCTTCGGCTGCTGGTATGTATTCATCTCCACCGATGTCGAGTCGGCTCCTGGCTCCGATTGCGTTATCAAGGGCGATGTCGAGTACCCAGTCGGAGTGTGCCACCCGCTGACGTTCTCCGGAATGTCCTCGGTTACCGTGGCCAAGGGAACCGATGTCCTGTCCGATCCCATAAATATAACCATCCCAACAAATACGAAGTTCTTCGTTGGGGAGTATCTCACCAACGCCTCTGGCCTCATTTATTCCGACGAAGTAGGAGACTGGGCGACCGGAGACCTGATCGATGTTGGGGTCAGCGGCATAGCCGACCATACGGTGGACTGCGGCACGGTCCCGCTTACAGTTGGGTTCATGTCGTTCCCCCTGACAATAGTCGGAAAGGTTCCTAATGCCCAGGCATCGGTCTGCCTGCTCGGTGACAGCATCGTGGATGGCGCGCACGATGTATATTCCGGGACTTCCGGCGACGTTGGAATACTCGCTAGGTCCGTCGGACCCACTCTTGGCTACGTTAACATGGGCATCAGCAATGATACCTCCTCGCGTTTCAACGCTGGGCATACCCAGCGTGATAAAGAGCTGCAATACTGCACCAGCGCCATCAGTGGCTACGGCCACAACAACTTCGCTGCCGATGGTGAGTCGCTTGCAGTGATGGAAGCCAGTTTGGCCACTATGTACACGACCCTGACTGCCAACATGATCGGCAGCAAGACAATCATCCAAACTACGATAATTCCTTGGACAACCGATATGGCCAATAATTGGACGACAACGGTCGATCAGATGACGACCGCGTTCCAAACCAGTGTTGCAGGATTCAACACCGACTTGCTGGCCGCCACCGTAGGCCCTCCTGGCGGCTCCTACAATACGTCCAGCATTCTCGGAACTGGCACGAACAATTCGCTTTGGATTGTCGATGGGACCGATTTCTATTCCACGGCCGATGGCGTACATCCCTCTCCTGGTGGTTACGGTCTGATCCAATCCAGCGGTATCATCGACACATCGAGGCTACACTGATGAAACGGCTGTTCCTCGTCTCGATTGTAGCCCTCTATGTCTGCCTTCTTCCTGCGGTGGCATGGATTCATGGCAGCGGAACCGCCCCGCCGCCACCGAACACCATTGCGCTTTCCAACACCTTCATTGTGGAGATGTCGGCCAACGGCACGTTCTTAGGGTCGGCCTCGATTGTTGGTTCTTTCACTGGCACCCCATCGTGGTCTCTGACCGACGCTCTCAGCGTCTTTCAGATCAATTCGACAACTGGCGTGGTCACCGTTGCCAACAACACCAACCTCGTTAACGCGACCCACCCAACTATTCCGATCACTATATCGGTGTCCGGCACTACCCCCTCGGTCACGCCTGGGAACTTCACGATTAATGTGACCATTGCTGGTGGCCCAGGGCTAGCTCTCGGCACTTATGGCTCCACCACTGCGTCTGGCTGGACGGCTATCGGTCCCAGCGACGGCACGTTGCCCAGCGCTGCGTTCACCAACATTATCTATGTCTCCGACTCGATGGGGAGTGATCTTCGTGACGGCTCGACCCCGACATTCGTGGACGATAATACGACAGAGCAGTTCGTCCTAAGCTCCAACACCAGCCCAGTGGCGGGTGACACTTACACCAGCCCTAACGGCAAGGCCTTTACCGTCGCAGTGAGCGTGACAAGCCAGAAGCTCGTGCAGATGACCAGCCGCACCGGGTTGCCTGATGCGAGTGGGACATTGACTTGCTCTGGTTCCTGTACCGGCCCTATGACTATGGCGTATACATCTGCTGCTCCCGGCATCCATGGCCCAGTCAAGACGCTTACCAAGGGCGTTGGTGGCACAGGACCAGGATTATATGACCCTAACAACACGGGCAGTTCGTCCGTCTTCAATGGCGACGGCACTGGCCTTGGCACGATTGGTAACTGGCACACGGCAGGGGCTGGAAACGGGTTTGCGCTGCGCTCTGGAAAACCCGACTGGCTCCTGCTGCGAATGGGAGACACCTTTACCGGGCAGTCATTAGAGAGAGGATGGAGCATCGCGGGCGGATCGGACAATTTTCCTCTCGGGGGTGCCTCTGAACTAGAGCCGTTAGTTGTTGGGGCCTATGACGAGGCCGTTCCAGCGACATCTCCAGACCTCCCGTCAGGGGCGCGGGCTCGCCCCATTATTAAAAGCCCAAGCGCAACGGCAGCATACGCAGCTATGCAGGGTACAGGAAACGATCATCTATATTCAGCACGCGCAGGAATCCAAATTCAGGGGGCGGGAAATTATATTGCTTTAATGGGTCTGCATTTCTACTCAGCGCAGCGTGACCCCGGAAGTGGTGAGTATGTCGGTTCCGGCAACGTGGTCGATCCTACTACAGCCGTTTCAATCCCCGGACAAAAGATTGGTATTTTGGTTGAGGACGTCCGTGCTGAATGGTACTCCGATGGCATAAACATTGCTGACTTTGCACAAAATTACGATATCACTATTCGACGCTCTCAAACGGACCACTGCTACGGAAACCGCGCTCTTGGTATCAATGCTGACCTTATAAATCCAGTCGGGGGCAGTCTGACGACACCCGGCGGCGGACCCATGTCTACCGGATTTCAGGTTGATGAGAACGTACTGGACCTATGTGGATACAATGATGCAAGTCTGACGGTTGGCAATACAACATCGCGAAACGCCTATCTTCAATGGAATGCCGTTCGTGGCAGTAGGCGTGGAAATACCAGTGCTAGGAGTGGATCGGAAGATTTTCAATTTCGTGGCGGCGGCACCATCGATAATAATTTTACATATGCCGGAACTTACGGCTTTGATGTTGGTCATTTTGAGGGCGATCCAACCTTGGACAGCAATACGACTGCTACAAACAATGTCATCATGTCATTTTATTCTACTCCGAATGGAACTCCTCCTCAGGGTATACAATTTTACAATTCCAACGATGTGGTGGCCACAAATAATCTAATTGCTAACTTGGATGGTTCTGTCAGCCCCTTTTCATGGTACGCCGCAGCTGACGGCTTCAATGGAAAAGTGTCTACTGCAATCGCGTCAAATCCGGGGACTGGAGGGACAGCAGGAATTTATAGCTGTATTGGTGGCACAGGAACTTTCACTGGAGGGCACAGCAGTACATTATCGACGTTTGCTATAACGGTCGCAAGTGGTTCCATCACTGATGTGATTCTGGCAGAACAACTTGCTGGAACTTCTCTGGTTGGAGATGTGCTGACGCCGGTTTCAGGTTATCCCAGTATCAACACAGAAGGAACCACGCTTACTGCTGCTGGGACTGGCGGGACTCCAGGATATTACGGCACTACATTCGCGTCTCCGTATTGCCCAGCCGTTCCTGCCAATGTGAACTTCGGTCCTGTGGACGGCGTTGCACTGACTAACTTTAGTGGGAGCATGGCTGGGGCAGGAGCACGCGCTGCGTTCGCTCTTGAGAGTTTCACCGGAATTACGAGGGCGCTTAATGGTGGCACTGGGTTCTACGAAGCCACTGCTACTGGGACGACTGGGTTCAACGATTTCACCTACGGTGTTCATGTAGGGGAGAAGTTCACAGTCACCGGCGCAACCCCATCTGCTTACAATGGGACATGGACCGCCATTGCAGGCACCGATACTGATCACATAAAATGGTCTCTTCTCACTGGGTCAGACCCCGGTGCCGAAACCACGCCGGGCGGAATGACCTTTTATAGGATAGTGAGTACCGGCACGAATTATGTTGTTAATGACGTGCTGACGGCTTCTCCTGGGGGCGCAAGTGGACTTCAAATAAGAGTTGACGCAGTGGCAAACTTGACTGGCTGGCAACTCACTGTTGCGACCATAGACACCAATGGTGTGCATAACTTAAGCTTCACCGATAATGTCATTTTCAACTGGCCTGATGGCGCTGTTGCGCCCTCCCCAGGAGATAGCGGTGGAACAAACGACTCTCCTGGTGGTATCCCCGGCAGTGGTGCAGCCAATATCTGGACTCCCAATACGTTCTGTACTGGAGCGCAATTCACCGGAGTAATAACTGCACCCAATAATCTTGCAACAAGCGGATTGATAAACGGCCCCATCGCGATTGGACAGAATCTCGCCGGTCCTGGCGTTACCGCAAACACCACGATCACAGGAGGGTCCGGTACGAGTTGGCAGGTTTCACCAAATCAAACGGCTTCGAGTACAACGATGTATTCGTACACTTGCTCTCCAACAACGATTTATCCAAATCCTGAAAGAACGGCGGAAACCTACGCTGCATCGCTCGGGCTGACGGCAACGATCGACGGCTACATGACAGCCGCGCTCAACAACGCAAGGTGGAACTGGGACCCGGCTCTGACTGCGAACAACGGCATCAATCCCTACATCCGGCACGGCTTTGGAATGACCCCATGACCTATCGAAATCTTGTAATAGCTTGTTTTTTGTTTCTGTCCCTTGAACAGGCAAATGCCGCGACCTGGAACATCGACGGGGTGTTTCATACCAAGTTCTACGATGCGAATCTTGAGAATTACTTCTATTCCCCCAATCCGCAATGCAGTAGCCTTCCCAGCGGTTGTGCCCCCAGCACGGTTTCCAGCGTGACCGAATCACTGACCGGCACAGTCGACGTCGTGGACGGCGTGCTTACGGCCTACAATCTCACCGTCGACACTTCGAACTATACCATTCCCGGCCCCGAGGCGCTCATCACCAATTTTAATAGTGCTACTACTCCCGGAGGACACATTTGGAATCTTTCCCAGGACGGGCAGAGTTGGAGTTTTTTCTTCTTGTTCGAATACAACGAATTGCAGTTCTCGGTCGGGGGCGGCGCCCTTGGAAATGGCCTCCTGGATAATTGGACCGACTACGATATCTACTATAGCTGGGAGAATAAATTCACCGATCTGACCGGCACAGCAGTCGATCCTCCGACAGTCACCCCGTTGCCTCCAGCGCTCCCACTCTTCGCCGCTGGCCTTTTAGCCCTGCTTACTCTAAGGAGAACACAATGGCTCGTTGGAAACTAACCGAACCACACTACCTCTACGGCCGCCCGCCCGATCTCGACGAGGTCGAGTGGGAGTACAAGGAAACCGATCGAGTCAATGGCCGTGAGCGGCGGAAGCGATTCAAAGTCCCCTTTTACTTCGAGGCTGAGACGTTAGTCTGCCTTGAGGGTAAGGGGCTGGCGACCGACTCGATCTTCGAAGGCACCCCAACCCCAGCGATGGATCCGTTGGACGCTGAGGCTGAGGCCATCTCTGCCCAGCACGCTGCGTCTTGGAAACATCCGATCGAATCCCTCCCCGGTCAGGGCTTCAGCGCCAGCCTTCTGGGCTCGCTGGAGAAGCAACTGGCGGAGCTTACCTCCAAGATGCCGGTGCCAGCCGTGACTGTCACCGAATCCGGTGTCAGCCGTGCGGAGTTCGATGCCCTCCAAGCCCAACTCGCCGAACTTATGATGCAGAACGCAGAACTCCAGGCGAAGAAGCCGGAAACGCGTAGGGTCTGATGGCAGATGACACTCCCCAGGAAGTAACCCTCGAACGCATCGCCCGCGAGATGAAGATGATCCGTGAGATGATGGTGAAGGTGATCTTCTACATCAGCGAGGCGGAGAAGGAAGTCCCGGAGAAGATCCGGCGGTTTATGAACTACATGCACGATCTTCATGACATTAAGTACATGTACGAAGAACTCGGTCACGTTGTTCCAGTCCACCAACTCCGGGAAATGGAACGCTGTGACGACCGCTTCCGCCAGCTGATGACGGAGCAAAATGCCGAAGGCGGGACGTTCAACAAAGTCCGCCGCGACATGGCATCCGATCCCGAGAATCGCTGGGATCACACACGGCTGCTAACCAAACCAAAGGAGAATGGTGAATGCGACAAGGATCAGGACACAACTCAGTAAGCGCTGGGAAGCGTGAGCCTCGAGCCCATGCAATCTCCCCTGCGGGCGTGAGTCAAATTGGCCAGGCCCTCGGCAACCACGCAACCGACACCGGAAAGATCCTCCACGGCTCCTCGATCTCCATGGACGCCGGTCGAGGCTTTGAGGCCCCGAAGGACTCGGGGAAAACCATCCACCACGGCGGAAGCCAGAGGAGGCATACATGAGTGTTAACTGGGATGCGGTGCATAAGTTGCTTTCGATTTCGGATCTGGCTCACCAGTGGCCGAGGTTGAAGGCACTGACCGATGCTGCGCAGCGTGAACTCGAAGTCCATGCAGAAGGCGCAGCCAAGGAGAACGCCGATGCGGTGGCAAAGAAAGTTGAGGCCGAGAAGCCCACTCCTACACCCAGTCCCACCCCGTTCTTCCGGCGCACCGAGGAGGTATAAATGGCTCGGGATATCCTCTCTGAATACGGCCCTGATTCCCCCAGCAACCAACGCCCCACGGCGTCGTCGGGTGGGGTAACCCAGGCCAAGGAACTTCCCTACTCCCCACCGAAGGGCCCGTCTGGACAGATGAGCCAGAGCGTCGGGATCGGTGGATCCAACCACGGTTGCTGCGGATCGCAAGGAAGGCACTGATTATGGCCGATACTTGCGGCACTTGTATTTTCTATCACACGGCAAACGAGTGCCGCTTCGCAGCGCCCACCATGAGTCAAGCGCCATTCAATCGGTGGCCTGTTGCTCAAGCAACAGACTGGTGTGGAGATGGTATTTCAACTAGTGATGCACATCGCTTCTCGGCTAAAACTTATGGAGCCGAATTAGCTGCGCTCACTGCATCACTAGTTGCGCTTGCCGAAGCTATTTTACCCACTACACCTAATCCTATACCTCCAGGAGTATAAGATGTCCTCCCAACTGGACCTTGATCAAGGCGGAACTTCCCGCGAATGGGTCGATTTCTATCTCGGTCCTAGTGTAGGTTGGGTGCGAGTCCCAGCGCGAAACCTTTTTACTATCACCGTCGCTGGTACCTACACCCTTGATCCAAGTACTAATCTCGTCCACGTAAACGTCGCGGGGGACGTGATTATAATCTTACCCTCTGCGATTGACCCTACTGTGCCCGCAGGCGTTCTCCCCGGTAACTATGCTAAGAACTCGATCGGAATTGTAGACATTGGTGGGTATGGTGGTACGAATCCAATCACAATCCAATCCAATTCTGTGGCTGAAACCATAATGGGCCTGCCCTCGATCCAAATCACCTCCGCTTATGGCGGCTTCGTTCTGTATCCATCTAATACCTTACGTGGCTGGACAAACCAATCATGAGAAAGCTCCTTCTTATCATCGCTCTGCTTCTTGCCCCCAGCTTGGCGCAGGCCCAATGCAATGGTGTGTTTCCACCAAATACAGTCTGTGGAAGTTTAACCACCGCTCCACCTTCTGCGGTGCCATTCACTTCATTCTCCGGTGGTGGAGGTGGGGGCGGAACGGTAACTGGCGCTGCTGGAGGACAAGCGACATGGTATGCTGTGACAGGATCAACAGTCAGTGGCAACTCTAATTTCTATCTGCCAGTCACGCCCAGCGTTGCTGGACAGGTGCCGACTTCTGCCGGTGCAGGCACGCCTATGACATGGAGTGCTGGCGTTAGAAGCGTAGGAACATTTACCCTTACTGCAAACGCAACTACTACAACTGTAACAGTAGCGAATTGCTCGACATCAAGCTTTGTGGTCCTCTCTCCACAAACGCAGGATGCTGCAAACGACATGGCTACAACTTCAATCGTCCCTGGAACCGGGCAGTTTGTAGTAACCCATGCAAATAACTCTCGTGTTGATCGAACTTTTGGCTATATTGTAGTAGGTGGATGACAATGACAAATTATCTTCGCCAGGACGGTATCTTTGCTGCACCTTCGTTAAGCGGATGGTACAACGTCAAAGACAATTATGGCGCTGTGGGCAACAACGTTGCCGATGATACCACCCCAATTCAAAACGCAATCAATGCCGCGCAATCAGCAGGGGGAGGAATCGTTTTCTTCCCTACTGGAACGTACAAAATAACCACTGCTCTAAGTGTCACCAGCCCGATCACGCTTATGGGATGTGGTGCAGGCGGCCAAACCACCCCGCCGTCTGTGATAATTCCGACTGTTGGGATCAATGGTATCAATATCGTTCTTGCTTCGTTAGCTAGCGTGGAACTTAAGGATTTAGCGATTGCCTATCCGTCAGCGGCTACGGCTTCTACAACTGCAATTACTTTGAGTTGCGCTACTGCAAGTTATACCCAACATTGCTTGTTTGATAATTTATATATCCGTAATGCGGATACATGTATCGGAATTAATAGATCAGTATATTTTACCATACGCGCATGTCTTTTTGACGCTTATGGAACAAATGGAGGGAATGGACTGATAGTTCAAAATTCAACCAACACTGATGCAGGCGATTATAGTATTGATGGCAATACGTTTGCGCCAACTAATGGGACAGCTATAATTTTGAACACGTCAGGGGGAGCCAGGATTATCAACAATAAGATGTTTGCGCAGTTAGGCGGGATTATTCTTAATCTCCCTAATGGGGCGACTTCTAGCCTCGTGATGATAATTGGGAACAGTATTGAAGGTATCGGCGCTCCTAACAACAATGCTGCCGGGATTCAGTTTAATCGGGCTGGAGCAACTGGCTCTATAAGCAACGTCATAATCAATGGAAATGAATTCCAGGGGCAAACAACATCGAATACATCACGGGGTATTTATGTCCCAAACGATGCCAACGGCAGATGGATTACGAACATGTGTATTAGCGATAACATCGACAATACCGGAAGTGCGGGAGCGCACATCTTTGCTGATATCGATAGCACATCTCTTTTCAGCATCATCGGAAACGTTGGATATCTCCATGGCAACCCTGCCAATCAGTATATGATAGCAACGCGTGCTGGCGCCGATCTAGGGGTTGTTGGACCGAATATTCATATAGCTGTAAATGCGAGTGCGATTGGAAGTACAAATACAACAACTATTTCCCCAACATAGAAAACTTAAACTATGACCACTAATCTTGATATCGCTAATCGTGCGTTGCAGGCCATGGGCTCACGCACAAACATGACCCAGGCTGAGTTCAATAACCAAACCTCGAACGAGGCGATCCAATGTCAGCTTATCATGTTTCAGCTTCGAGACGATCTAATTCGTATGGCTCCTTGGGATTGCACAACAAGGTGGGCACCACTTGTTTATATCTCGACTATCCCAGGCAATCCAGAAAATCCCACCGCAGGTGCGCCACTTTGGCAGCGCGGTCTGCCTCCGCAACCTTGGTCGTATGAGTATCAATATCCTGCTGATTGCATCCGTGCAAGGATGATTATCCCTCAGTACACCACCCAGGCAGGCGGTGTTCCGATCTACCCCGCTGGGACCGTCACCGGCGCAGGGCAAACTGGCTGGACAGGTCCTGCACTGAAGTTTGTTGTTGCCACCGATTTCTTCCTCAGCGTAGTAAATGCTGTGATTGTATCCCCAGGGATTAACTACCAAGTGGGCGACATTATATTTCTTCCCCAGCCAACCTATACGTTTGTGCAAAACTCTGCTCCAGTTGGGCAACCACAAAGTCTTACGACTTATACTATGAATGCCGGGGCTCCTGCTCTTTTTGAAGTCACTGATATTGGAATTGGCGGAACTATCACTTCAATAGCCATCATTAATCAAGTCTCGGGCGAATCTGCTCCTCTTGGCGGCAGCTACTTCTCCGCGCAGTCGAATCCTGTTTCTCAAGGTCGTGCTGTTAGTAGTATCACTACCCTCCCAAGCAATGGTACTGGGGCTACCTTTATTTTGAGCTTTACCGGTATCTCCCAGCGAGTAATTCTCTGCAATCAAACCCAGGCCATTCTTTGTTACAATGGACAGGTTACTGATCCTAATACAATGGATCCTCTCTTTCAAGATGCTTGGATTCATATTCTTGCTGCTCGACTAACCTTTCAGCTTTCGGGCGATAAGGCCTTGGCTAATCAGCAAATCCAGCTTGCTAATAACATGATAATGGAAGCTCGTAAAGCCGATGGCAACGAAGGCATTACCGTAAACGACGTCACTCCTGACTTCCTTCGAACTCGTGGCGGCTACGGTGTTGGGCCCAACTTCGAGTATTCTCCAAACCTTTCCTTTGACTGGGGAGCCGGGTACAGCCCGTACTGATGGCACAGCCAACAATCAAAACCAGTTTTGCTTCCGGCGAGTGGGCACCGAAGCTCCGTTCGCGGGTGGATGTCCAGAAATACCACTCTGGCGCTGCGTTGATGCGCAATTTCTATGTTGATTACTCCGGTGGTGGTGCGTCGACCCGACAAGGAACAAGGTTTATCAATCAAGGCTTTGGCATTGGCTCCCGTCTTATTCCGTTTCAACCCTCTTCAAATCTTTCCTATGTTCTCGAATTTGGCCAAAACTATATTGCCTTCTATACTAATGGTGCCTCTGTACTTGAAACCGCAACTGCTATCACTGGCATAACTAATGCCAATCCTGGCGTTGTTACTGACGTTGCGCATGGTTATGTCACCGGCCAACGTATTTTCATCTCCAGCGTCGGAGGCATGACTCAATTAAACGGGAATTATTATAAAGTCATAGTTCTTACCGTTGATACCTATACTCTAACCGATCTTAATGATAATCCTATTAATACCACTACCTTTGGTTCATATACCTCAGGTGGAGTAGCTCAGCGCGTATACCTTATTAGCTCTCCGTACAACCGCGACGACCTTTTTCCCAATGCTGCAACGGGCAATCCCGGGTTGAAGTTTGTTCAAGACGTAACTTCACTTATTATCACCCATCCATCGTATGCCCCTGTGGTCTTGACCATCAACTCCGCGGCGAACTGGACTTTGGTGAATGCGGCTTTTGGCCCAGCTATAGGCACCCCAACCGGCCTTGCAAACGGCGCAGGGACCAACATCGGTGCTGGGACTTGGTTTTACGGCTATCGTGTCACGGCCGTGGATATAAACGGCCAGGAAAGCGGGCCGTCGGTGGCGTTGATCCTTAGCTCTTTGCTATACATCGGTACAACCGTTGGTACTATCCAAGTAACCTGGACAGCGGTAACCGGAGCGGTTAGCTATAATGTTTACAAAACCCTTCCAATCAATGGCTCTGTGCCATCATCTGGTGCGCAATATGGTTTTGTTGGCAATGTCACAACTGCTGTTTTCAACGAGGCATATCCAGGTATCGTTGCTGACTTCTCGCAAACTCCGCCAATTATCGAGAATCCATTCATCGGCCCAGGGGTTACAAGCTATAACGTAACAACTGCTGGGACCTATACCACTGTTCCAGGCGTGATCGTCGCAGCACCACCGAGTGGGCAGACCGCAACGTCTATTGCATCACTTGGGGTCACTGTCGTAGGCGCCATCACGCACGCGACCGGAAATCAAGATATTCTCACAACTGGGCCAGATCCAAACGGGTCACTGCTCACTTTTTCAAACGGAATTGTACTTCGCATCACTGGCACAGCTCTTATTGGCACAGGAGGTGGGCATTCATTTTGGGAAGTTACCAGCGTTGGGGCATCCCCGATTAGCTCTGGATCGATCACTGTTGGTTCTACTCCGACTAATCCTGTAAGCCCTGGCGGTTGTACCGCTGCTGGGTTTGTTGGGTTTAATGCTAGCGGTGGCTCTTTTGGCATCAGCTTCACCTGGGGCTTGAAGGATATTCTACCGGTCATGGATGGGAACGGTTATGTTACTGCTCCTGCCGTGACCTTCTCTGCTGGGGCAGCCGCGGCTACAGCTGTGATTGGCCCTGCTAGTTCAGGGAATCCTGGTGTGCCAGGGTTTATCCAAGAGCGGCTGGCCTTTGCTGGCTCCTTGCAGGCAATTCAATCGTTCAACTTCTCCCAGCCCGGAAGCTTTTTTAACTTTAACGTCTCAAACCCATCACAAGATGACGATGCAATCTCTGGCACGATCGTCTCCGAGGAGTTGAATGATATTCGCTGGTTGCTGCCGGTGCCCACCGGTATCATCGCAGGTACCGGCAAGGGCGCCTGGCTTATCAACGGCGGGGGCGGTATCTCGACGCAGGTTCCAATAACCCCGACCAACGTCGTTGCTCAACCGCAGTCCTTCAACGGCACCAACGACCTGCGCCCGATTAAGATCAACACCGATGCTCTTTATACCACCAACAAGGGCAACTACGTTCGGAGTTTGAACTACAATCTCTATGCTCAACTCTTCACCGGCTCTGATATCTCCGTCCTCTCCAACCATCTCTTTTTTAATTATTACCTCCTTGATTGGTGTTGGGCGGAGGAACCATTCAAAACCGTTTGGGCAGTTCGCAACGATGGCCAGATGCTTTCCCTTGCGTATGTAAAAGAACAAGAGCTTATCGGTTGGGCCCATCATGATACCTCTGGCAGCTTTCGATCGGTGTGTTCGGTAGTTGAAACTGTTGGGACTGGTAACGTGGTAGATGCAGTTTATGTTCTTGTCGAACGGCGGTTGCCTGATTCCACCCTCGTTCCCTACATCGAACGCATGGCTGACCGTTACTTTTCATATGGTTATGAGGACTCTTGGTCTGTAGATTGCGCATTGCAAACACAGCCAGCGCTAAGCTTTCTTGCTCCCTTAAGTATCTTCGGCGATGTAAGTGCCGCGGGAAATCCTGTGACCTTCCAAGAGTTTGCTCATGCTCCCTTTACTTCTACCATGGCCACAAACAATTGGATAGTTCGAACTAACGGCGGAATATATAAGATAACCTCTTTTACTTCTGCACAACAGGTTGATGCAGTTGTAGTGCGGCCGCCGCCAGTCTTTAATTATTACAACAACCAAAGTCTCCTTATCTACGGAGGTTTTACTATATGGACCCCGATTACGAGCGTGAGTGGATTGACCCAGCTGATCGGTCAGAGTGTTGTTGGTGTGGCAGATGGCGTGGCCGTAGGGCCGTATACTGTCTCAGCCTTAGGAACTGTAGCCTTGGGCCTAACAGCCACCAAGGTTACCCTAGGGTTGGCCTACCTCCCACAACTCCAGACCTTACCGCTGGACCTGGGCGAGCCAACGGTGCAGGGAAAGCGGAAGAAAATCACCGGGCTGACGTTGAGAGTGGCGGACACATTGGGATTACAGGTCGGCAAGACCTTCGCGACGGTTGTGGCGATGAAGGACTTCATCCTCGGGAACGTTCCGACCACCTCAACGGGAGTGGCAAAGGTGACCGACCTCGTGAATGGGGATGGCCGGACCATCATTGATCAGGAATGGGACACGGCGGGGAATTATTGTATTCAGCAGAATCTGCCCTACCCCGCGACGATTCTCGGTGCGATGCCTGAAACGACTGTGGGAGATGGAAAATGATATCGATCTCTCGGAGCAGTGACATCTCACTGAAAGAGGTTCTCCGTCGAAGCCCGGTTGCAGGGAGGCTGAATGCAGAGAAGATCCTGCGTGAGTGTGTGCATCGGAGCATCGATATCCGATACGGCTTCGTGGACGGCCAACTGGCTTGTATGTGGGGGTTGATCCCGCCCACGCTGCTTTCCACCACAGCCTATCTCTGGATGCTTGCCACTGAAGTCGCAGCGCAGCATAAGTTCCTCCTCGTTCGGCATAGTCAGCGCTATATTGAAGAGGCGTTGAGAATTTACCCAACGATAGTGGGGGATGTGATGTGCGATAATCCTTCCGGCAAGCGCTGGCTAGGCTGGCTGGGAGCGGAGTTCGGTCCCACAGTGGACGGGAAGATTCCCTTTATGATCCGAAAGAAGGCCGCTCATGGCTGATCCAGTAACCGCAGGTATTGGTCTGGCATCCACTGCCGCAGGCGCAGGGATCAGCGCCCTTGGAAAGCTTCAGCAGAGTCAGTCTGAAGCAGCGATGTATAACTACCAAGCCGGGGTGGCGAGGGTTAATGCGCAAATCAAAAAGCAAGATGCGAACTATGCGATCGAGTCCGGCGGGGTTCAGGCAGAACAAGCTGGGATGCGTGAGCGGGCGGTTATTGGTGCAACCAGGGCTGCGTTCGGTGCGAGCAATATCGCAGGGGCGAGTCAGGATCGCGTGATCGCGAGCGAGGTTGAGGTGGGGCAGCAGAATCAGGGGATCATTGCAGCGAACGCTGCAAAGCGGGCGTACGGATACGAGGTAGCCGCGGCTGGGGATGTGGCGTCAGCCGGAGCACTGAGCACTGCAGCTACGACCTCAAAGGAAGCTGGGACCATCGGTGCCATCTCCAGCATCATCGGTGGGGTGGGGTCGGTGTCGAGTAAGTGGCTGCAAATGGGACCGGCTTTCGGAGGCGGTGGTGATCCAACGCAGGGTGGGATGGGGTTGTATCCCGGTGTGCAGACAGGGAGCCTTTACTGATGGCTCAGGTTCCGTACCAACCCTATTCCTCCGTCGAGCCCGCTGGTGGTAGTGAGCAGCTTTCCGTCTCCACCCCGCCAGCAGCCTTTGGTGCCAATGTCGGCGCTGCGCTGCAAGGCTTGGGTGCGACCACGGAACAAGTTGGTGGGGAACTCTTCACCCGTGCTATGGCGTTGCAGGACCTGCGGAACGAAACAGACGCCCGCGAGGCACAGAGTGAATACGCTGAGAAGGCTTCCTTGCTCCATGCACAGTATGGTTCCCTTGAAGGTCAGGCAGCCGCGGATGGGCTTCCTGGATATATCAAAGCTCAGCAGGATCTACGGACAGAGATTCGTGGAAAGCTGGGGACTCAGTTTGCGCAGCGATATTACGATCGTGACACTCTGCCTTTCATGCAGCGGAATATCTTCTCCGCAGCCGGGCATGCAGCGGATGAGAATAAACGAAGCGTGATCGGCACTGCCCAGGCACAGAAGGATATCGCGGCTAAGACGTTTGTTGATCCTAAGAGCAATGAGGAGTTCCAGTACAAGCTGGGGATGACCGACTCTGCGGATGATACCATCGCCAGTGCGAAAGGGCTGACTCCGGATCGGGCGGCCGCTTTGAAAATGCAAAGTCAGAGCAGGCTTTGGCTGGGAAGGATCGGGCAGGTTGCGCATGACGATCCGCAGGCAGCTTTCCCAATGCTGGACACGGCTAAAAAGGCTGGGCAGCTAACGCAGGATGATTATGAGAAAGCGTTGCTGATAACCCGCGCACAGAACCGTGCCATTGGCTCAGCCAATCTTGCCAACTCGGTTTATTCCCCCGACAAAACCGCGAAGCAGATGGAGGACGAAGTTAAGGCTGCTTCACCTAAGCTGGCCCACGATGATCCGCTTTTCGAGAAGGATGCCCTTCAGGCGTTGAAGGGGAAGATCACTACGGATCGGTACATCGCGAATCAGGACAAGAACACCGGGATTCAGAAGGTGATGGAGGCGGTTCAGAAGGGCGTGGTCGATGTCCGCGAACTCCGAGCAGATCCTCAGATGGCTGCCACAATTGATGCCCTGCCTGCTGATGCGCGGGAGCGCATTCCGGGGATGATCAACTCCTACAATGCCGCGCGGGATAAGCACGGACAGGAGGAGAACTTCACCGCGCTGACGGGGCTCTACTACAACGACCGTGAGGCCTTTCTCGATGCGGACTTCACCAAGTATAACCTCTCTCAAGAGCAGCAGCGGAGCCTGATGGCAAAGCGGGCGCAGGCTATTGCTAAGCCTGCCGATGACCCGATGCTGAATCGTGCAATGGGCTGGCTACGACAGGGCCGAGCAGCTGAGCTTCGTGCGCTTGGCATCTACTTCCGCCCAACTCAGGGCGCAGATGCGACTGACTATGATCATTACACCGGGGCACTTCAGGCTGGAATCGATGCTTGGCGGGAGGAAAAAGGCAGGCCCCCAGGGCATGATGATATCGTCAACACCATCGGCCCTGCTGTGATACATCAACGCACCGAACCCGGGACCTTTGGGATGTTCTTTGGTGGAACCAAGCGCCCGGCCTTTGACCGAGATATGTCGGTGGTAAAGAAGTGGGCGGATGATAAGGGCATTGTCAACGATATCGTAGCCAAGGGTGGTTTAGAACCCACCGACGAGGAACTCTATCGCGCCTACCTACGCAGCCAGTTTATTGATCTTTACTCCAAGCCCAAGGACACCTCCGGTGGCAGACCCACTGTTCCCCAATCCAAGTGACGCTGATTGGATCATAGGCCAGCAGCGGCAGGCACAGTCAAGTGCGTTGCAGGGGCTGGATGCGAATCCTGATGATGGCGCACGGGCGATTGAGCTTGGGAAGTCCACTGGGACTGACCCAGCGTTGGTGTATGGGAACCTCGATCAGTTTGAACAACAGCACAAGGCTGCGTTGACGTCGCAGTTGTTGAGCAGCAATAAGTTCCTCCGGGATTATGCTGGCTCCCACCCGATGGCACCGGTGGTGTCGTCGGACGACTGGGGGCAGCTTGATGAGATTTCCCACCGATTGCACTTTCTTGGCCCGACAGCCACGGGTATTCTGAGCGCTCCTACCGACACGGCTGAGAGCGCGGTCAAAGGATTCTACAAGGCCTTCACTGAGCAGGGTAGGTTTGGCAAGGCTATCGCGGAGCAGCCTCCTGATTGGGCCAGGGACTATCCGTTCCTCTGGAACAACCTCGCACGGATTGCGCAGACTATAGGTGTCCTACCTGAGGCGGTGAACCGCACCATCTCCGGAGCGCTAGAAGGTGGTGGGGCAGCGGTTGAAACCGGTGCGCAGCGAATGGGTGCGAGCCCCGAGGCCGCAGCGCAGATCAAAGAAGCTGCCCTTGGAACCGCTGAAACCCTGATGCAGATGGGCATGACGGGAGAGATCCCTCACGTCGAGCCTGGGGAAGGAGCGGTGAAGAAGGCTGCGCAGGACAGCCAAAATCGCCAGGCTGCGGAGCTTTATCGAAAGGTCAAGCCGTATCTCGAGCAGGGGGTGAAGCCACCGATTGGGCTGGATAAGGTTATCGATGATATCTATGCCGATCAGGCGAAGCAGGATATAGGAAATCTGGGGGATACGGTAAAGGAGATTGGAAAGAGCACCACCAAGGAGCGTGCGCCGGAGTTGCTTGAGAATTTCGTTGCGCAGCATACTGATGCGTCGGTGGATATCAGCGCGGAGGCGGTGCGGAAGCTGTATGGGGACAAGCCTCCGACGGAGGATGATGGGATCCTCGGATTCATCCCCGATCTAGGGAAGCAGCTTGAGGCAGCTGAAACGTACGGTGGAGATGTAGAGGTTCCGCTTTCAGCGTTCTTGGCTCGAGTTGAGCCGGATGTTTTCAAGGCGCTGCAGGATGATATCCGGTTCCGCAAGGGCGGGATGACGCTCAACGAGGCAAAGCTGGAGAAGGGTGAGGAGAAGCCAGCGCCGATCGATTCGGTGGACGCCATCCGGCGAAGCGCTGGGTTGGATCCAATCGCTGCGCCTGGGCAGATGAGGCTGACGAGAGTCGAGCCGGAGGAGGGTGTTCCGGGGCACTCGTTTGATATTGAGGATCCTCAAGGCAAGCGTATTGGTGGAGCGACGATAGTAGAGAAAGATGATGGGCAGACGCTGATCGTCACTCACGTTGCAGCGGGAACTACTGAAGGCTTGCCCGGATTCCTGGGGCCGCGTCAGCTAAGTGGCTTGCTTCGGCAGTTGCAAGTTGAATTCCCCCGCGCTGAATTCATTGAAGGCTGGCGAATCAGTGGCGCTGGGCCAGAGCGTAAGGCTTCCATCCCCCTTCGCCCGACTCCAAAGCAGACCACCGACTTCCTGCGCACGGGGGAGACGCATACAGTTTGGGATTATAACCATAACACATTTGATGTTCAGCCCCTCCATTCCACAACCCTAGGAGAAGTCCTTTCTAAATCCGCGGTTGAGTCCTCTACCGACAGCCCTATCATGAAGCACTTCGGGGAGACGATTACCCGCCTTGCCAAGGATGTCCCGGTACATGTCATTTCTCAGGAGGACATGGCTAGGGCTTTTGTAGGAAGTAACGCTGGAGGGTTTCATCAACTCTATAAAGATGGAACGAATAAGATATTCATTCGCGAGGATGTAACCGAGTGGCAGCCTCATGTGGCGCTGCATGTGCTGATGCACGAAGGCAGCCATGCGATAACGGTTGCGCAGATTGAAAAGTTCCCCGAGATTAAGGCCTCTATTCGAGGGTTGATGAATGAGGTTGATGCTTTTAGAAAGCTGAATCCAAAGCTGTTTGAATTTCAAAATTATGCGTTTACAAACGAGAAGGAATTTATTGCTGAGGCTATGTCAAAGGAGGGGTTCCAGAAGGTACTGCAATCAACACCAATTTCTAAGGAGCTCATTAGCGATCTTGGTTTAAGGAGAGCTAGTACTGTTTGGGACGCGGTAAGGAATATTGTCCAAGATCTCTGGGAGCGCCTGACTGGAAAGGCTGTGCCTAAGACAGCCATGGATGCGGTGTTCAGCCTGAGCAAGGACATCGAGGCGCTGAGGGCGGAGGCGAAGGGAAAGGGGAAGGTATCGACGGATGCGATTAAGGACACCCAACTCGAGCTCCCTGGGCTCACCCGGATGGAGGACCGGGAGGCGTTCGATAAAGCCGCCGATGTGGGGATGAAGGTTAAGGAGTATCGGCAGTATCAGGAGAAGATCCGGCAGCAAGCGGAAGAGGATATGGAGAAGTTCCGCCTGGACGCGGAGAAGAGGGAACGGCTGCGGCAGACGACTGAGTGGAAGACTATGGAGGCGCAGGTTAAGAAGGAGGTAAGGGAGCGCCTGCTTGGGCGGCCGGATATTGCAGCGGATAATCTGTTGAGGGAAGGGTCGTATTTGGGGGATAAGCTCCCAGGGCGGGTCCGGCTGGATAGTGATAAGCTCAGCGCTGAGCAGAAGGCTGGACTACCGGAGGACTACCTCAAGCCCGGAGGGATGAATCCTGACGACGCTGCGACTCAGCTTGGGTACCCCACCGCACAGTTGATGTTGGATGGGTTGAAACAACTTCACGCTGAGCGTGGGAAGCTTGGGCCGAGGGAGCACTTTAATAAAGTCGTGGAGAAGATCACGCAGGATCGAATGTCTCGAGAGTTTGGGGATCTGGAGCAGCAGATCCTTGAGGAGGCAAAGGACCACGTAGTATCCCAAACTCAGCTTGACATTCTGCATCAAGAAACAATCGCCCTAGCGAAGAATACCGACGAGCTTCCCTTTACAAAAGCCAAGCTCAAGGAGGGGGTAAAGAGGGTGTTTGGGGAAACCCCGATTTCGGCGCACAGCGTGGATAAGTATCTTGCCTCCGCAGGCCGAGCAGGGCGCGCCACGGAGCTTGCTTTGCTTGATGGGGATTTTAAGGAGGCCTTCAAATTCAAGCAGCAGCAATACATCTCCATGCTGATGGCGAATGAAGCCAAGGCTTATGAGAAGCTGCGGAAGGCGACGGATAAGATCACCGATCGGGTAGCCAATCCTAAGTACAACGGGATGGATAAGAGCTACCTCGCGCATTTGAGGGATATCGTTGGCAATGCAGGGTTGAAAACGGGGAAGTCGATTCAGGGCCTCGAGGACGACGTCAGGGCTGCCAAGCCACTTGCGCAGTTTGTTGAGAGTGAATCTAATATGAAGGCGATGCAGATATTGCTGCCAGATTGGATTTACGCTGGGGAAAAGATCCCTCTAGATAAGATGACCTATGAGCAATTCAAAGGGTTCTCGGATGCAGTGATGCAGTTGTATAAGCTTGGGAGGGAGGATAAGGTATACACGACTAGGGCAGGGAAGGTTGCTCTACGGGAGGTTATAGAGAACCAAGCCATTCCACAGTTGGCGAAGCAGGGTAAGACGGGAACGCCGTATAATGTTCAGGGGATTGGGAAGCTAACGGGCGCGGTGAAGGACATAGTGTATGGAAAGCTGATTCAGAATTTCTCGGTTTTCAACCGCTGGGACCTGGGCGATAAGCATGGGTTCTTTAATATGAACGTGGTCTATCCGGCCATGTCGGCAGCGTCGGAGCTTTCGGCGAGGATTAAGGAGTATGGATCAAAGCTGGATGATGCGTTCAAAGGGATCAAGGATGTCAATCTCAAGGCACCCCTGCCGAACCTGCTGAAGCGAGTGTCTCGAAATGAGATGGTCAATATGACCATGGAGAACCTGCAGCGGATTATCATGGACATGGGTAATCCGAATAATATGGATAAGTTTGTTCGTGGCTGGAAGGTGGATAAGGATCAACTGTGGGCGTATTTGAAAGAGCACTCCACCAAGGAGATGTGGGACACCTGGCAGAAGGTGGGGGATATTAATAAAGAAGCCTTTGCTGATTTGCGGGAAATGATCCGGGACCAAAACGGTGTGGTGCCGGACCTAGTCGAGTTGCACCCATTCGAAGACCCCCATGGTGTGATGCGTGAGGGGTGGTACTCCCCGATGATTTATGATCAAAAGGAGCTTGGGACTAGTCGGGCTGCGGAGGGGCTGTCACCGATCAACCCAGAGAGCCTGGGTGGGCTATTTGATACCGGGTACTTCAAGTCCACCACCGCCACGGGATCGGAAATCCGACGCACCTCTTACGCAGCGCCAACGGATTTGACCTTGAACCGCTTGCCGCAAAGGATGTCGCAGATTTTATATGACACCTCTTTCCGGCCGTTTGTGACCAACTTCGGTAAGATGCTCCGAGACACCGAGTTTCGGCATGCGATAGAACGCCATTCCGGCGAAGCTGTGCTGCATATGATGGATGATTGGCTGAGGGATATCATCGGTGGTGGGAAAGGAGTGAGCACGGTTTCGGATCAGATGCTTGGGAGGATTTCAGAGTTCTTCCGGAGGAATATGATTGGTACGTTTATCGGATGGAACATCCGTACTGCGGAGAAGCATGGGCCAACTGCCGCGCTGAATTCAGTTGCGGAGGTAGGGCCGATAAACTTTGCTAGGGAAGTTAAGTCGCTATTCGCTACCTCCCCTGATGGATTTACGAGCAACTTCAACTTTGCTCTGAGCAAAAGCCTGGAGCTCCAGAGGAGATTCCAGACCATCCGTGAAACCCTTGGTGGGCGGTGGGAGGGGCTGCAATTTCAGAACAAAGGCTTCTGGGCAGCGCGGGATTGGATGCTGGAGAAGGGTGGATTTTTGGTTGGCTGGTCGGATATGATGTCATCTGTGCCGAGTTGGTTGGCGGAGTATAAGAAACAGATGGCAGAGCTTGGGGAGAAGTTTCCGAATAAGCTGCCTCAAGAATACGAGGGAACCGCGATTGAGATTGCGAATTCCATCGTGCTTCGTGCGCATGGGTCTACTGCGATCACCGCTCGACCCGGGATCATGCGTGGGAACGCCATGAGTCGGCTGTTTACATCGCTGTATTCCGTATTCAATCAGATGCTCCAGCGCCAGTTTGAGGCGTATTGGAGAACCAAATACGCGAAGGATAACTACAAGGAAGCCGACTTCGCAGAAATTCGAGGGCATCTAGGGAAGGCAGCGTTGCTAGTAGCCACCTCAACCTTATGGCCAGTAATGGTTGAGCACATGGTCACTCCCGATCCGGAGAAAAAGAAACAAGGCTGGTTAGGTAAGACTGCGGAGTATCTCGCGGAGGGTGCGACACTTGGAATCCCAGTTGCCCGAGAGATGGTGCATGGATTTCTGACCTCCGGTGAGGGTGGAGCGGGGATGTTGGATAGTGAATTGAAGACCGTTGCCTCGTCGTTGATGGATGTCACAAAGAGTGCGGATGATAAAACAGGTATTCCTCGAATCACAAAGATGATGGACAAGGAGCACGGAGGGAAGACGATTAAGGACTTTACAAGTCTGATCGGGCTTGCTACCGGTGTGCCTGGAGAGGCTGGGAATATCCTGGAGGCGGGCTGGAATGCGATGCATGGATCGAAGCAGGCACCAAGGTCACCTGCGGAGACATACCGAGCGTTGACCACGGGCAAGGCGATTGGCCAGCCGGATTTAATCCAGCATGGTATTGAAGCGGTAACAAAGGAAGGTAGACGGAAATGAAGTGGATTTTGATTCTCTGCGCAGCCTTAGCCGGGGCAACGGAAGTAAGGGCGCAGGTAGTTGGGCATCCGGCAGGGTGTCCGTCGGTGTCGTTCTGTGGCTGTGGTGCTAGTGTTAGGGTGTTTGGGCACCCGGTCCGGGGTCTATGGCTAGCAGCGAATTGGTTTCGATATCCTTCAGCCCAGGCTGCGTCAGGAATGGTGGCGGTGCGGAGGCACCATGTCATGGTGATCGAGCGAGTAACCGGCCATGGCCGAGCGATTGTCTACGATGCCAACAGCGGCCACCACCGAACTCAGGTGCATGAGGTTTCCCTAGCGGGATACTCAATTCGTAATCCTCGTGGAGGCTGAGATGATTACACCCGAAGTCACTGAAGCTGGATATCGCAACCTCTGGAATGCATGTGTTACCAAGCCAGAGAAGGCCGCAGCTGCGGCCTCGTTGGCGGATAAAATCGTTTCGAACAAAACGAGGTATCAAACTGTCGAAGCTCAGACAGAGGTACCGTGGTTTGTCATCGGCTGTTGGCACTACCGTGAGGCTAACTTTGATTTCGATACCTTCCTCGGCAACGGCCAGCCACTTAACCAAGTAACCACACAAGTCCCTGCGGGTCTGGGGCCTTGGAATTCCTGGGAAGCGGGAGCGGTTGAGGCGCTTAAGAAGTACCGCAATCCACTACCTTGGACGGTTGAGTTTTGTCTATACAACTCAGAGGCGTATAATGGCTTTGGGTACTTTAGTAAAAACATCAACTCCCCTTATATTTGGTCGTGGACGAATCAATACGTCAGCGGGAAGTACACTGCTGATCATGTCTTCAGTCCAGGTGTAGTGGATGTTCAATGTGGGTGCGCCGCCATATTGAAAGCTTTAGAGCACAGTGGCGCTATCGCATTTGAGGAGACTAAGATGCCCGATACACCGGCCGTTCCTACCGTAGTAGTCACTCACCCTGCCACGGGGCAGCAGTTTACTTTCCCGCAAATCAATGTAGCTGATATTGAGAATGCCCTGAAAACCGTAGGGAGCATTCTACCAATCGTAGCGACGTTCTTCCCTCCGCTTAAGGCTATCCTGCCGTTGTTGCCTATCCTAGATGGGCTGCTTCAGGCGGTCATGGAAATCCAGGCTGGCGGGAATGTTGGAGCCATCATCGCTAAGCAGCTTGAAGTCATCGCGGCTCAGATTAAAGCGTCGTTTCCAGCGCGGACCTCATGACCCAGGATCAGTTGAGTGTACTGCTGGCTAGTGGGAAGCATCTTGTTTCCTACGTTGCTGGCGCAGCGACGGTGTTTGGGATTATGTCCCAGACCTCCAGTACAGATCTGATGACCGACTTCGACCATATCTTCAATGGGATAAAGGAAATCGCCATTGGCGTGGGGCCGATAGCCACCCTTGCCATGGGTTGGTGGTCAGCGCATAATGCCACAACGCAAGCCAAGGTCGCTGCGGTGCAGGCTGCGGAGCCTCGTGCGTTGGTACAGGCTGTGCAGGCGGTGGCGCCAGCGACGCTGCGGGATGCGGTTGCAGCCCAACCTGAAGTGAAGGCGGTGGTTGTCACCTCCCAGGCAGTGGCCGATGCCTCTCCGAGTGAGAAAGTTAAAACGTAAAAGGATCTGTGTTATGGGAGATATAGGCGACTTCCTCCGCGGAATGGGAGAGTTTATCTTTGCCTGTATCGCGGTCTATAACTTGATTGTCTCACGCAAACATGCGAAGGATATAAAAGAACTATCTACAAATACCAACAGTATCAAGGACGCGCTGGTGAAGGTCACTGGCGAAGCTGAGCGCGCAAAGGGTGTGCTCGAAGGAAAAGCAGAAAGGGGCAAAACATGAGTTTGATTTTATTGATAATCCTAATTCTAATCCTCTTCGGTGGCCTCGGCGGTGACGTGCTCCCCTGGGGATACGGCTATGGCTACGGCCATGGAGGGGTGGGAATCGTGGGGATACTGGTAATCGTGCTTGTGATCTTACTCTTAACCGGGAGACTGTGATATGCAGAACGTTGGACCAATCCTCCTCGTCTTCGCCTTCGTCTTCGCGTGCATCGCTGCGCGATGGAGCCCGATCCCCAACACCTACTGGCATCTTGGCTGGCTGGCAGTAGCATGTTGGATCGCGAGTGAATTGATCGGGGGGCTTACCCGAGGGATCCACTAACCTCCCGGTTCATCGCGATCCACCGTGGTTCCTTCGTCGTCTTATCGTGCCCAGCGCGCTTGATATACCCCCCAATCTCAAGCGCCTCGAAGAAGGCTTTGTATTGCATTGGGGATACCCGTTGGAGGACGAAGTTCTTCACCTTGGATTCGGGGATTCCCAAGCCAGCGATATCCAATTGCTTAATAAAATAATGCACCTCCTCCATCACCTTCGACTCCACCGACCTCGGCCCCTCAGCAAATATCCTGGGCATAGCGTGCTCTACCTCAATCAACCAACCGAGAGCTCGGTTGAAGTCTTCGACCGCGATGACAAGACTATTCCCCCGATCAACCGACGACACCATCGACAGCTTGAGCAGGTGCGGGTACCTGCGCCCAAGATAATGCTCCAGCCGTTTGTGTGAGGGGACGGGGGGCTCACCAGCCTCGATCCAGTTTTCAAAAGCTGCAAGTGCTTTTTCATCGACGCTGAACTCCCCTATGAGTGAGTTGATGATCTTCAGATCGTGGATCAGGTCATCGGGTTTCTTTTGGTCATCGAAGGTAAATCGCACTCGCTTTTTGATTTTCTCATCGGAGTAAACCAGGATCATCCTCGAGGTGAACCCCTGGCTCCAAGCCTCTTCAGGTATGAATCCAAACAAGTGTGAAGGTGTTGTTCCACCCAGGATAGAAAGCTGGGGTCGTTTAATTTCGATTCTGAGATCCCCAGTTCGTCTTTGTTCTCTATACGGGTGGTTAACGTCATAGAATGTTGTGAGTCCAGCGATGAGACTGAGATCGTAAGTTGACATGAGGACTTGGAGATCATCTGGCACCAGCGTCATTGAGTTGTAAAAG